TAGAACGACAAAGGCGGTAAAAAGAGTGGGATGTTCTAACTTAAAACAACTAGTCGAAGATAATAAACTCATTATAGAGGATTTAGAAATAATCAATGAATTGTCAACATTCATAATCAAAGGACAGTCTTTTGAAGCAGATGAGGGATGTAATGATGACCTAGTGTCTTGTTTATTTCTTTTTGCATGGGCAACGGATCAACAATATTTCAAAGAATTAGCAGACCAAGATATTCGTGCGACCATGATGAGAGAACAACAAGATGCGCTGGAACAAGACATGGCACCCTTTGGTTTTGTTGTAAATGGTTTAGAGGACGAGAACATAGGTGAGATGGTAGACGAGTATGGCACTCGTTGGAACCCTGTGGTTAGAGATTACGGTTCAAATTGGTAAATCCCTATATAAACTCTATAAGATCGTGATCTAATTTTATAAAACAATTTGTGCAAACTATATGAGACTGTTTAATAAGTTCGTTAACGTCTTTACGACTTTCTTCATTCAGTCCTTTTCGTTTTGTTTGTTTGCGTATTTCGTTGTCGTGTGGATAGAACTTGAGGCATACAGTTTCACTCTCTCCACAGTGAACACAAGATTTATCTGCGAGGTATTCGTTTAACCACACTATGCGTTGACGATAGTTTCTACGAGCCACCTTTTTGATAGTCTCTTTGTATTTTTCATAATGTGTTTCCATAGATTTATTTATAAGAATCTAAACATATAAAAAACACTTTTAGGAATCAGATTTTTATAAATATTTACAACAACAATAAGATTGCTCTTACAAAATAAAGGAGTACGACAATGGGTTTTTTAGTTTCGCCAGGTGTACAAGTAAATGAGATTGACCTTACAAATATTGTCCCAGCAGTTCAAACCAGTATTGGTGCGATTGCCGGACCATTTGAAAAAGGTCCAGTTTCCTCAATCGTTGACATTAGTTCTGAAGAAGAATTAGTTCAACAATTTGGGGAACCTAACAATAGTAATTTTGAATATTTTTTCACAGCAGCAAACTTTCTGCAATATTCTAACTCACTAAAGGTTGTTAGAATAGAGTCAGGTGTTTTGAATGCTGCTTCTGAAGTAGGTCTTTTAATTAGAGACACAGATCATTATCTTGGATCATTTAGAGATGGTCAAGGTAGTGTGGGCCCATGGGCTGCACGAACAGCTGGGTCGCATGGTAATTCTCTTAAAGTTTCCATCTGTGCAACTGCAACAGCATATGAACAAAATATTACTGGTGCAAACCAAGTTTCAAGTGCGGCATCTTCTGGTGCAACCACTGTATCGGTTGATGATGTTGATCTTGCAGACAACGTAATTAACGTGGGTGACTTAGTTTCATTCTTCACCGACAGTGGGTTTGGCACTTTTGCTGCTGGTCACGAAGGAAGAGAGTACGAAGTTACTGCTCGTGATACTGCAAACAATAACATTACAATCAGAGAAAAAGATAATGTCAATGGGACAGGTCTTGCTGCATCTCTCGCAGACAACTCCTTTATTCGCAGACGTTGGAAGTTCTATGATTTGTTTGACGGTGCGCCAGGAACATCTACATTTTCAGATGAAAATGAAAGAGGCCAAAATGATGAGCTGCACATTGTAGTTTATGACAGTACAGGTGATATTACTGGATTTGCTGAGAGTGTTGCTGGACAAAGAACACTTTCTGTCATTGAAACATATGAAAGACTTTCTAAGAACCCAAAAGCAAAAACACCACAAGGTGGTGTGAATTATTATCCAGATGTAATTTACAATCGTTCTAGATTCATTTACTGGATGGACCACTTAGGTGCCGGAACTAACTGGGGTACAGACCTTGACAGATCAAATAATATTATCTTAAACGGAACTGATGCGACAGGATCAGACGAGGGTGATAATCTTCTTTTAGAAACTGGTAGTAATCTTCTTCAAGATACGGATGCTGGAAGTTTCACCGCTGTTGATACACCTACCTATGATGCTCTCACTGGCGGAACGGATGACTATGATGTTACCTTGGGTGAAAAGACAAAAGCATATGACTTATTTAAAAATACAGAAAAGGTCGATGTTAATCTTGTCCTCGGTGGACCTTCGGTTACAGTTACCAGCACTTCCTTCGGAACGCCTGGTGATGAATTTGACACTTACGGAACCATGATCACAGACCTTGTTGAATTGCGTAAAGACTGTGTTGCATTTCTATCGCCCGCAAGAGGCGCAGTTGTAAATATTGCAACGGAAGAAAGACAAACATCGAATGTGAAGAAATGTTTCGATACACTGCCATCATCCTCTTATGTGGTTTACGACAGTGGATACAAATACATGTTTGATAAATTCAACGATGTATTTAGATTTGTACCATTGAATGGTGATGTTGCTGGTGTGTGTGCGAACACAGATAGAGTTGCTGATCCGTGGTTCTCGCCCGGTGGTTATAACCGTGGTAATATTCGCGGTGCAGTGAAAGTTGCTTATAACCCACAACAAGCTGACAGGGATATTCTTTATAGAGCAAGAATCAACCCTGTTGTTGATTTCCCTGGCCAGGGAGTTGTACTCTTTGGTGATAAGACTGCTCTCACAAGACCAAGTGCATTTGATAGAATTAACGTCAGAAGATTGTTCTTGGTTCTTGAAAAAGCAATCGCAACTGCGGCTAAGTTCCAACTCTTTGAATTCAACGATGAGTTTACAAGAGCCCAGTTCCGTAACTTGGTTGAGCCTTTCTTGAGAGACGTTCAAGGTAGAAGAGGTATCACAGACTTCCAAGTTGTCTGTGATGGAACAAACAACACAGGTGAGGTGATTGATAGAAACGAGTTTATCGCAGATATCTTCATCAAACCCGCAAGATCAATTAACTTCATTACTCTTAACTTTATCGCAGTTAGAACAGGCGTAGAGTTTAGTGAAGTAATTGGACAATTTTAAGGGGGGATAGGAACAATGGTAGGAACTATTGACCAATTTAGGGCGCAGTTGATTGGTGGCGGTGCAAGACCAAACCAATTCAAAGTTGAAATCAACTCACCGCCAGGGATCACAATCGGGTTGCCGACTGAAAATGCGGCGTTCCTTTGTAAGTCATCAAACCTTCCAAGCATGTCGATTGGAGAAATTGAATTGCCGTTTAGAGGAAGAAAAGTTTATATTGCTGGGGATAGAGAGTTCCCAGATACTTGGACAACCACCTTCCTCAACGATACTAATTTCTTAATTAGAAATGCTTTGGAAAGATGGAGTAACGGTATCAATGATCTTGTAACAGGAACAGGAGTTACCACATCATCAGATTATCAAGCTGATCTAAAAGTTTTCCAACTTGATAGAGATGATAATGTTCTGAAGGTATACATTTTCAGAAATGCCTGGCCAGTTAATGTAGCCTCTATTGAACTTTCAACAGAAACTACAAACGCCATTGAAGAGTTTGAATGCACATGGAGATATCAACATTTTGAGGCCTCAGAAGTAACGTCCGGCATCTCTGCTGTTGCTGGTTAAGTGACATTCTAAACCTACTAAATAAGAGGTAGGAGATATTATGGCAGAACTTTTCGGATATACTATTACCCGTTCAAAGGACAAAGGGGGCGATGATGGTTTCATCGCTCCCAGTTCTGACGACGGCACAATTGATGTTGCTGGTGGTGGTTTTTTCTCGTCTATTCTAGACACGAATGGAAGAGAGAGAACAGAACTTGATCTTATCCGTAGATATAGAGATATCGCGCAACAACCAGAGTGTGACAGTGCTATTGAAGATATCGTGAATGAAGCGATCTCATTTGATGAGGTTTCTCAATCGGTATCTATTAGTCTTGACCGATTACCTTATCCAGAAAGAATTAGGAGAGCAATCAGAAAAGAATTCAATGAAGTTTTAACTCTCATAGAGTTTGAAGAAAAAGGCTCTGATATTTTTAGAAGGTGGTATGTTGACGGTAGAATTTTTTATCACAAAGTAATAGATAAGAAAAATCCAAGACAAGGTATTACCTCATTAAAGTATATTGACCCTACAAAAATTAAAAAAGTTAGACAGGTCGATAAAGAGAAAGACCCAAAGACTGGTGTAGATGTGGTGAAAAATGTCACCGAATACTATGTCTACAATGAAAAGGGTCTAGCCCATGCAGGTTATGGTGGAACTGGTCAAGGAATTAAGATTGCAAAAGATGCAATAACATATTGTCCATCTGGTATAATTGATCAGAACGGTGGTAAAGTTTTGTCTTATCTTCACAAGGCAATCAAACCAGTTAACCAACTAAGAATGATTGAGGATGCGCTGGTCATTTATCGTATTTCTCGGGCACCAGAACGTAGAATTTTTTACATTGATGTTGGTAATTTACCAAAGATAAAAGCAGAACAATATCTCAAAGATGTGATGAATCGTTACCGCAACAAGTTGGTATATGATGCATCCACTGGTGAAATTCGAGACGATAGAAATCATATGAGTATGCTGGAAGACTTCTGGCTCCCACGACGAGAGGGTGGTCGAGGCACAGAGATTACAACATTGCCAGGCGGTTCTAACCTTGGTGAGATTGATGATATTGTTTACTTTCAGAGAAAACTTTATAGATCACTTAATGTTCCTATCTCAAGACTAGAGGCAGAGAATAATTTTAGTCTTGGTAGAACCACAGAAATTACAAGAGATGAATTGAAGTTTACTAAGTTCATACAAAAACTTAGAAAGAAATTTGTAGTTTTATTTACGGACATATTAAAAACTCAACTTCTACTAAAAGGCATAATCGCCACTGAAGATTGGGACAATATGAAAGAACACATTCAATATGATTTCTTGAAAGATGGACACTTTGCTGAACTCAAAGAAGCAGAGTTGTTGAGAGATCGTATTGATGCTCTAGATCAAATTCAATCTTACATTGGCACATTCTTCAGTAAAGAGTATGTTCTGAAGAAAGTTCTTCGCATGACCGACTCAGAGGTTGAAGAAATGCGAGATCAGATTGCAAGAGAGCTTGATACTGATCCAATG